TCGGAATAGCCTCTAAAACTTCTTTTCCCTTATCCGCTACTGTCTTAATTGCTTCTGCCTTTGCTGTCTCTACCGCCTGTGTAGCTGTATTCTGTGCGTTCTCGATATTCTCTACCGCAGTAGTTCCGGCAGTCTGCACACGCTCCGTCTGCGTCTGTCCGGCATTGTTTACATCGGCAAGAGCTTGCTGTGCATTTAAAGCGAAATCCTGCGCTGTCTTATCTACGCTTTCTTTATTTTTCTGCACCTGTGCGCTTAATTTTTCCACGGATACCTTGTCCGCTTCTGTTTCCTGTGCCGCTGTCTGTGCTGCACTACTCGCTGTTTCAGCAGCCTGTTTATGTAACTCTGCCTGTCCTGCGGTTGTTCCTGCCTGCGTGGCTGCTTCCTGTGCATCTTTAGACAGTTTCTCTACCTTTGCTACCTGCTCGTCTATTCCGGAGACGGACTCTACAAGATGCTCCACTTCCGCTCTATCCTGTGCTGTCTTTTTCGCATCCTCAGAAGCTTTTCCAGCATAGTACATAGCATTATCTTCGGCACGTTCCGGAAGGTCTTCTCTACCATGCGCCCAGCCTTCCGCTTGTTTCTGTGCTTCTTCTGCTTTTTCTGCGGATTTTCTTACCTCTAAAACAGCCTCGTGGAAGATGTCCGGGTTGTCGCCGCCTCCAGGGACTTCCGGCTTTGGTCTTGCCTTAACTTCTAATTTTGCCCGATACTCTGTCTTTCCGCTTGTGGCATCTGTGACGTATACAAATGCATAGATGCTATAATTCTGCGTTGTGTCTCCATTTTCCAGTACACTATCTGGGATAAGCACATCTGTTACTCCATCCTTTGTAACACCTACACGGGTAATAGATATTCCTCCTGTTTCCTGTGTAGAAAAGTGCACCTCTACTGTTTTCGGGAGTTTTAATCCTTGTATGCGGAGGATTTGCCCATAATCGTACTGGTCTAGCGTTGTATAGTTTACTGCATATTTTTCTCCCGGCGGGAATGCTACTATTACCATTTTTTTCCTCCTTATACTGTTACCTGTACCATGCCATTAAGGTTTTCGATTTTGCTGTTGTCCGTTGTTACTAGTACCCCTCCGGCTTGGTATACTTTCTTATTTACTGTAATATCCGGCTTTCTGTTTACCAAAATCCACGGGGACGGAACGTTAGACAGTTGCTCTTCTTTCGTACTGCCGTTAAATCCAAAAGTCGCCCATTCTCCATAGTCATTAAATAAGATATTTTTTGCTGTTTCTAAATCTGCAAAATTAGCATCTGTAAAGCCGTATGTCTCGTAAATGTTGCCGTTTGGTTCTGTACGGAACACACGTATTCCATAGCCTCCAATCGCATTCGCAATCTGCATTGCCGCTTTTGATTTTGCATTTGCAATGTTTACTGTTTTCTGCACATAATCATTTGCTAGGTCCATTTTTTTCGTGCTTAGCAAATAGATGTCGTAAATATTGTTTCCAACTGCAAACTTCGCATGGTTTCTGTCAGATGTGGAAACGCTAAGATTTGCGCTTTCCAGAGCTGTTTTTATTGTTGCAAACTTATTATGTGTATACTTATCTGCATTTTTAATTTCTTTTAATTTCCTTGTGTCTACAATGTAATTGCCTCCGATACAACACCCTTCCAGTACGCATTGTAATTCGTAAAACGACTTATTGTCTGTAAATTCTGCAAGTGTCTTGTGCGGCAATCTGTCGTTTACATCCGTCTGTGTAAACTTGCAATTTCTGTAATATGCGTGCGGGTCGTTTTCTAACTTGTAATTTCCCCAGAAAAAGCAAGAGTCGAAGGTTACGGTAGAGAGATATTTCATGCCAAATACAGGCATTGTCTGCTCCTCTTCCCAATGACAACCTAAAAACAAAACCTGGGAGTAAAGTCCTGTTTTAACCCCGCTCTGAATGCAACTCTGGAATACCATCGGCTGGTGTCCGTGTGTGCAAACTAGGCGGTACTCCGGATTGTATTTGTTGTAAAACTCACTGCACTGTTTAAAAATCCAGCTATCTCCGCTTAAATTTGTATCTTTATCGTCAATTCTTTTTGCTGTGCCTGTTGCAGAAATGCAGTTTACAGCGTCCAGATTTAATGTGCCACTCTTAAACAATTCTGGATTTTGCACATTTAGCAAAGTATCAAAAAACATATAGTCCAAATACTGGTTTACAACAGCTAAAATATAAGGTTGGTTTACAAAATTGATATTCTTTAACTGCATCTGACATCCTGTCATAATTGCCGGAGTCTGCCAGTCCTTCGGTGCTGTGCTCCAATTATCGCTACCGATTGCTCCGTTTTCGATAATAAATTTGTCGACAGGATAAGACTGTCTCCAATCATTCCCACCGTCATTTAGATTTATCAGGATGTGGAAATTCATGAGCGTGGCGTTGTTGATATCTAAGTGCCCTTTCGACACTGTTCGCACATCTACAGCTTTCCCGAAGTAATATTTCTTACTTGCATCGCACACGACTCTTTTCCCTGTCAAAATCGCATTTTTAAAAGCGGTAGAGTCGTCCGTCCTTCCGTCTCCTTTTGCCCCATACTCTTCCGGGGTAACATAATTTGTTGCGCCGCTTCCACCGCCACCGCTTGGGATGTTAATTGTCACTTCCCTGCTTCCATCATAACTGTCGTTCACAGCTCCGGTAAAATACAGAGCGTGTGGATTTGGTAATTTTGCAGGGATTTGCAAACCCAGTTCCTCCAGTGTTTTATTTCCGACCAATTCTCTGCCGTTAATCTGTGGCTTGTTTTCTAAGCTGCTGTAATCGGTAGTACCGCTGCCACCCGGTAGCTCGTTAATCATTCTTCGGATGTCTGGATGTGCCTGACTGTCACTATTGTGTTGTTCTACCGCCCCTTTTGGCTCTGCTTCTACCTCGGATGCTGTGTAAGCTGGCTTGTTTGGCTGCTTCGACCACGCTGGCACAGTCGGGTCTGTTTCCTCAAATGTAATAGGATGTTTTTTTAAGTAATCTTCCACAGCCATCTGTATCTGCTCCGGGGTAATAGTTGTTGCCCCTTCCAATCTCTTTAAAATCCGCTCGATTACGTCTGGATATTGCTGTGCAATCTGCTGTGTAGTTTCTTTTCCTTCCAGCACCGGAAGACTTGCCAGAGTAGTATTAAATTCTTTTTCTACAATGCCTTCTATACTGCTTGTTTTTGCACAGACAATAAAACATACGTCCCCTTTGTATTCCAGTGCATTTCTTCCAACTAGCCAACTAAAAGTAACTGTGCTGCCTTCCACCTGCTTATCTGTAACTGCATAAGCATCTCCTTCTCCGTTGGCATTCACAAAATTGATGCGGATATCTGCCTTTGTAAAATCCATCTCTCCATATTGCTTTTGGATTTTAAAATACAGGCGCTTAACATCTGCATCCGACTCTACTCCAAGGTTTTTAATCCTGCTAGGGATGCTTATTTTTCTTGTTTCTGCGTCTATTGTAAGATAGTCTCTAAAAATCGTTTTTTCCATGCTGTCCCTCCTAAGATAGTTTAATAATATTCAGATACTCTTCGCCTTGGCTCCATACATCTGTAAGGCTACTGTCTACAGAGAGATAAGCTTTTAATTTCGCCCCAGCCGGAAGGTAATTGTATGTAACAAAGTTCAAAGTATCGTAGTAAGTTCCATCCGGCAGAAAATGGTGGTCTCCTCCCAAATCCACCTCATCTCTTGTCACCTTGGACCATACAGTACCACTTCCAAGATATGTCTTTTTCTGTATACTTGCCTGTAATGCAATTAAGTACACGCCACTTGTTTTTATTTCAATATATCCGTCTCTACCACGTACTCCCTTGTAATACTCTGTTTCGCCCTCAAATCCATTATAATTCCCTGTAGGCTGCCACTCTCCTGTCATCAACCATTCTCTTCCATATCCGCCTAATGTGGTGGATACGCATTTGGCGTCAACTTGTTTTTTTAATTCCTTTCCCATAGTGGCGTCTAAGGCATATCCCTCTTTCACTTCTGTAAGAGACTTAACCGGGTCTGCAAAATTGTGTTTTTTAAACCCTTTAATCTCTACAAGCCTATCTATACCCTCTATTGCTGCACCATTTAATCGCACTCGATACAGCGGTTTTTCGGAAACAGATGCACCTGTACGGATATCTATATCACTTACCTTCGGGTCCGAAGGGCTTACCCTATCAGGAGTGCCGTTAATTACTTTTAACGTCACCTTTTCAATTTTAGTACCCAGCTCTCTTTCATATTTCACTACAATAATGTCATTTCTTTTCATTCCCTGCGTTCCAGAGACAATGTTCACAGTTTCATTTTTTCCATAGGCTACATATACTTCTCGCCCGTCAAATATTGCTACTCCGTCTTTAATTACAATTTCATTTGCAGTCTGGATAGAGGCTTCCAGTTTATTTCCTACATCTAAAATAGCGGATTTTCCAAAAATCCCTCTGTTAAAATCTGCTATCTGTGCGGCAGTAACATGATTTTTTCCATGGTATCCTGTTACTAATTCCATTTAATCCTCTCCTTCCACTTTGTACTCCATAGAGATTTCGCCATCCTGTGCTCTGGCAATCTTTCCAACAATCGGTTTTTGCAAATAAAAACCCGTATCGTAATCTCTGCCGGCAATAGTATCTCCTATCTGCGCTTCTAAGTCTTGCACATCCATTTCCATTTTCCGATAATCCATAAGCTCCCTTAAACGCTCTGTACCGCCTTTTATAAGCTCCTCTACACTTTCTACGTTATTATAGTCATAAACGGCTGTACGCTCTTTTAAACCGGTATAATAAGGCTTATCCTGTGCGATACTTCCGTCTTCCTGCACATAAAGGTGTACTACTTGCCTGTCTTTTAAATCTCCCTTTCCAAGGCAGATTAGGTGGTTAATCCCACGTTTATAATCCTTAAAATGTACAGCCACCTGTGAGTCCTGAGAATACTCGATTTCTGCGGATAAATTGCTTTTAGGAACAGCAGAAAGGACAACAAAAAAAGGCTCGTTTGAGCCGCCCTGTTTAATTTCTATATTTAATCTTGCACCTTTTGCATCCAGAAGCTTCGTAAATCCGGTAAGTGCATCGGTGTAGCGGTCAAAGCTGCCGTTTAAGGTAATTCCACTGGGTGTTTCTGGTATCGTAAACATCCCGTCAAAGGCATTGCTTAATACCTCCTTTAAAATCGCATGTGCGTCTCCGTTTACGGTTAGATAATCCTGTCCGTCTGGAGGGCAGATGATAAACTGTTTCAAAAAGCCACGGAAAGTGTTTCCTCTCCATGTTTCTTCCTCTCCATTTGTCCAACTGTCTTTTTCTTCCAGTAATGCACCATATTCTGTTCCAGGGCAGATAATATACATTCCATAATTCAGATATCCTTTTTCCGCTATAATTTCCGCATCGTTCGTATCTCCGATATCTAAATCCACAGACACACTTTCCAGTAGCGAGCCTAATTCCATTTTCTGTGCATCGCACACTATAAACTGCATTTTGGTTCGCTCCTTTCATCAAATAATTTAATATCCACACCAAAACCACCCGACCATTGGAGTGTATTTGTTCCGGGAGGGATTTTTTTAAATACGCTATATATTTTCCCTCTAGCATTGTACAGGTTTGTGATTTCTCCTAATCTCCCTATCTTCTGCACTGTATGTGTTAAGCTGTTAATTACTAATTGCTCTCCTTCGTTTATTGTCGCTTCTACTTTATAAGGGTGCCCGGCTATATTTAACTGAGGATTTTCTGCAAATCCGTAGATTGTCATAATAAAATTGCTATCGTTAAAAGACGGATTGATTAAAACCTCTTCTCCTGTCTCTGTGCAGAAATCAAAAGGAAATTCCGGAAACATGATACCTTCTTCTAATTCAGTGTATTTCACTGCCTCTGGTGGTTCTGGAAAGTACTGGTATGTGGTTTCTTTAATCCAGAAAGGATAATCTGTTACAAGCGTTAAGTTTTTTATTTGAAACAAAATCCCTTTAAACGCATCCTGTTTGATATCTCCGGAAATGTAACATCTAAGATAGTATTCATTTATATATAATTTCCCCGGAGCTACTGCTAAAATATCCTTTTCTGTAATTCGGTAAAATTCTTCTATAATTTGCAGATATTCATCTTCTGTTTCTGCTGTAACTGCTACCGTTACGGGCAATGTTGCACTATCTCTTTTAAAACCTTTAATCTTCCGATTTCGTGTTGCAGCATCCCATGAATAATTAAAAAACTCCTGATATTGCAGAATAATGTTTTCCGAATTCAAATCAATGCGTTCTCCGGTATGATTTTCATAAAAAATATCCACTATATCAGCCGCCTTTCTCTTAATCTATCGTCAATAATTCTGCCAAATTCTCTGCTTCCAATCTCCAATGTCAGCTCTCTTACAGCAGCACGCATGCACTGTTCCATCTTGCTGTAATCAATTTCCATCTTCGAAGAATAACTCTTATTCTCTTCTGCTGTTAAAACTCTTTCGCCTTTATGCAGCACTGCGTAAAAACCATCAAAAGGAACATTATCTAATCCGTTGTAAGCAGAACCATTCCCCCGACCTCCTCCATTTTTTTTCTTAGTTCCTGTTGAGCCTGCATAAAATGTCTGATTTGTCCCGTATGATATTAACCTAGGTTGTATTACTGCATCTGCTGCTGCTCTAATTTCATTCAGCGCATCAATCGTATCCTTTTTATTAACTTCAATTTTTATCGGAGTTCCATTCAAATCAATAATACCTGTGCGAGTACCATCTACCTGTTCTTCCACATCTTTCAGAGCGTATTCTATACCGCTAGCAGAGTCTACCACTGTTTTTGAAGACTCATTGTATTCAAAATGTGCCCCTTCTATTAATTCAAACGCAGCGTCTTCATCTTCTGCCATTTCTTTTGCAGCTTCTCCTACTTCATTCCATGCCGCAGTAGTTTTATTTCTGGTATTATTGTGCATCGCCACAATATCGCCCGTGGTTTCATCTACCACAACCGCTACTTGCTCGTACCTACCTTTAACCGTATTATACATATAATAGCAACCACTTTCGGTAATCTGCCCCAAGTCAGCATACTCACCCTTTACTATTTCCAGTTTTTCTCTGCTCTTTTTTTCTTCCAGTGTAAGAACTTCGCCGTTATATTCGTTAATCTCATCCAAAAGTTTCGGATTATTTTCTTCAATAATATTCAAATATTCTTCATACAAATCTGTCTGAATTTTGATTTTATTATCTCTGTCTGTTTCCAATGCTCTAATCTGAGTTTCAATAGCAGCACGTTCCTCAAAAGACTTTCCTTCTAAATTGTTTTTCAGCATCTGTATTTGGGTATCGTAGGATGCTTTTATCTGTACAATTTCTTCATCACGGAGTTTTACTTTTTCCTGCATCAGTTTTGATGCACTGTCTAAATCCATTTTTTCTATCCTGGCAAGAAATTCATTCTTTGCATAAGCAATTTCTTCCTGAGTACCACCTACGCTTTCCAATTCTATCTGACGGATACGGGCATTCTTTTCTTCAATATCTTTTATCTCCTGCTCGTTTAAGTCTCTGCCTTCTTCCACTGCCTTTCCTTTAATTTCAAGAATTGCACCTTTCAGTTCCTCAACTTCTTTTATCTGGTTTTTGCTGGACTTTGAAAGGATTTCCAGCACCTTCTGTTCGCCTTCGTCAACTACTTGGTCGTCTGCGACAAACAATTCTTTTAAAGCAGACTGAGACTCGTCTCGTTTACTTTGGATAGTCCGAATAACTTCATCACACATCTGGTTTACTCTTGCTTCAAATTCTTGGGACTCCTCCTCTGTGATAACATCATCAAATCCAATTTCTCTTAAATAGACATTAAATTCTTCTACTTTTTTCGTAGATGCTTTTACCGCCTCCTGAAATTCTGTACTTAATGTATCGCTGAATTCCTTATGTACAATTCCTAATTCTTCCAGTTCTTTTCTGGACTTCACTTCTACGCCCTGCAAATCTGCAAGGATTTTTTCCATACCGCTTAATTCTTCTCTGCTGTCTGCCACTGTTCGGTTCATAAGCTGGCTTTGTTCATGGATAGCATAAATACCTGTACCTACTGCCGCTGCTCCTATGGCTACCGGTCCCAACAAAGCCCCTGCTGCTGTTAAAGCGCCACTAAATCCGGTCACTCCTAAAGCTGCACTTGTTGCTCCTATCATCTTAGAAAGAGATGTAAAAGCGGTAATTCCCTTGCCCAGAACGCTTAATGCCGGTCCTGCTGCCGCTCCTATGCCTGCCCACTTCAAAATATTGTCCTGCTGCTCCTCTGAAAGCTGGGAAAAGCGTTTCGTAGCATCTCGTACTACATCTACTACGTCACTTGCAATCGGAAGCAGATTATCACCCATTTCAATTCCAGCGTTTTTAATCTCATTCAACGCTTTCTGCATCTTTCTCCCCGGAGCTTCATCCATTTTATCGTAAGCATCTCTTAAAGCTGTGGTATTACCTCCCATTTCCACCATAGCTTCATTGTATTTTTGCATACCCTGTTCCGATGTCAACATCAATACAGAGTTTAACCCTTCCACAGAACCAAACATAGTGGCAAATCCTCCTATTGTAGAGTCATTTGCCTGTGCGATTGCTTCCATAGATTTTGTAGATGCATCTACTTCTTTTTTCAGATTTTTGTATTCCTCTGTATTTTTCTGTCCGGCTTTTTCCATTTCATTCAATCTTGCCGTTCCTTCCGATACAGCATCCGCCAGTTCTGCGTACTCTGGTGCCGCCTGTCCTAACTGGTTTCTTAAGTCCTGCAAAAATCCAATCCAACCTTTACTTTGCAGTGCAGAAACAGAAAAATCTATTCCCAAGGCTTCTGCCGCCTCTGATGCTTCTGTTGTAGGCTTTATAATATTGCTCATTGCGCCTTTTAATGCAGTGATAGATTCACTTGTCCCAAGACCTTGCGCTGTGGTAACTGCAAGAGAAGAAAACAGTTCTTCTGTTGCCACACCTAAACTTGCCGCTACCGGTGTGACCTGCCCCATAGAAGCTGCCAATTCTCCAAATGTTGTTTTACCTAAATTCTGGGTAATCAACATTTGATTTGCGATTTCTTCCGCTTTTTCCGCTTCCATACCGTAAGAATTCAGGACAGTGGTAAGTCCATTTACCGCCGTAGCATTATCTGTAAAACCTCCTACTGCTGCCATCGTTGCAACGTGCAAAAAGTCCACTGCGTCTGCAGTATCTACCGAAGCAGAAATAGCCTCATACAAGGCTTCGTTGAGTTCTGTGGCTGACTCCCCCGTCTCACTTGACAGTTCCATAATCCCTTTCTTTAAATCACCGATAGGGACTTTTGTGGTATCTGCAATAGTAGAAACCTTTGCCATAGAGTCTTCAAAATCCATAGCCAATTTAACCGCCGCTGTACCTGCTCCAACAATAGGAACCGTCAGCCCTTTTGTAAGCGCACCACCTACTTTTGCTAATTGCTCCCCTGCTTTTGTAGTTCCGGATAAGGATTTTGATATTTCCTCTGCTTTCGCAACTCCTACCGCCTTCGCAGCCTCCATATCATCCTTAAAGCTCTTTATATCCACCTTTATCTCCGTCAGTAAAGGTGCAAGTTTTAATCCACCGAACATTTTTATTCCCTCCCTTCGTGTCTGCGTACTGCTTCTAAATCTGCTTTTGTCTGCTGTAATCTCCATAAATTCTTTAAAAATTCTGCTCCCTGTGGAGTTCTCCAGCTTTCAATCCAGCTTTCTCTGTTAAGCAGTAAAAAGAAGGAATATGGCAAATCTAGGATTTCTTTAAAATTCAAACCGGAATACCTCTGTATTCTTCGAAGTATTCCGGTTTTTAATATATACGCTTTTTCCCATTCCTCGTTTTGAAAGTATTTATCTGCAATGGCATCTCCTACTACTCCACTGGGAATGGGAATTTTTAGTTTGGGTCCTGATCTGCTTCCTTAATCATTCCTGTGCTTACTGCAATCAGAAGTTCTAAGGCACTTCTTGACAGTTCTTTTAACTGTTTTTTCTCAATCTTAATGCCTTCACGATTATTGTTTACAATAATTTCTGCAACTTCTACTCTCTTTTCTAAAATATTTTCTTCTGTCAGATTTCTTTCAATGGTATTTACTCTTTCAATCATTGCAACCGTAGGCTGTTTGATGTTTAGTTCCATTCCCAGAACTTTTACTTTCCTTGAAGTTTCCATGTATTTATCTAAATCTAACATTTTTTATTCTCCTTTTCTTGCTAATGCAGCTAATTCAGCTTCGTCCATTTCCTCTCGGAATGACGCTAAAAATCCGTCAACTTTTGCAATCGCAGTTATTTCTGCATCTACAACTATCTCTTTCTGCGCAAATTCAATCGCAAAACCAGAGCCTCCCTGTCCAATCATAGTAAAGCGGACTTTCTTTCCATTCTCTTTCTCATGTACGAACTGCAGTAATACCGTTTTTAAAGCTTTACCTTTTCCGGTAAAGATAAGCTTCTTCTCTTTTTTGCCGCTTTTATCCTCTGTATACTCCGCAGTAGACAACATTTCTAAATTTTTTAAATCCCACGTCAACACCCCTGTTTTTGCAGAGATTTCTTCTTTTGTAATAAAAGATTTTACAATTTTTTCGTACTGGTTTAAAACATCATATTTTGTAGGCTTATAATTAACTGTAAACCCTCCAGAGCAATGTCCTACATTATGCTCCGGTGTTTCAATTTCTGAGTCCTCTGGAACTGCTGTTCCTTTAAACTCATACAGGTAAAATTCCCCTGCGCCCAATAAAATTTCATCTTTATCTTTCATGTTTCTTACCTCCAATCAATGATATAAAGCAATGTATTTTCAAATCGTTCACACTCAGGATTAAATAATATACCGCCTCCTGAAAGTTCTGAATGAAAATAAGTATTTCCCGTCTTCCGGAAACTTTCATCCTCCTCCATATCCAATAAATTATTTAATTTACCTTCCATTTCTTTTGCCTCATCATAGTCTTCTGCTATGATTTTTAATTCCAGTTGGCTTTGCTTTACATGTCCTCCCGTCATAGGGGTAAATGTGTAAGCTATGGTAAGGCAATCCAGCCTCGTCGTAAAAATCGGGTACAGCTTTCCAGAAAGCTCCGGAATTTCTTTTTCGATAAATTCTTTTATATCTTTTTCCATTTTCTACCCTTTTAAAATGCTTTGTATTTTACTTCTGCAAGAAGTAATGGCTTTTTGAAGGAAAGGCTGCGGTTTCTGTCCGTCTGTGGTGTGCCAGCCTTTGTATTTCCCTATCTTTCCGTACCACTTCCACGGTGTCTTTCTTCCATTCCCTTCCTTTGCATAGATACCAGTTCCCTGATGTACATAAGGAGCGTATTCTAATTGACTTCCTATGCGTCCTACAATCGCTTCTGGTGTTACTTCTACCTCAGAGTGAATAGAAGCTCTTAAAGCTCCCATATCTACAGGACATTGCGCTTTTGCTTCAGTCTCGACAAGCAGACAGGCTTTCTGCATTTTCTTTACCTGCTTATTGATTATCTCTGTTGTTGCGTTTTCTATGCTTTTTGCCCATTCTTTATTATCAGGCATCTGTATCCACCTCTTTTAAAATTAAAACCGATAAACGCCCATTTTCATTGCATTCCAACACATCCATTTCCTTTCCAAGATAATTCACTTTATGTTTTCCTGCTTTAATTCCTTTTTCGTGTGTCAATCCCACATGGCTTGCATCGTTGTATCTTTCGCTTCCGTATTTCAGCATATCGTTTTTCTTATATACTGCTATACGGATATTCTTTTTCTTTTCCCAGCTTTCCTTCTCTGCGCCTGAAGGTGTTCTTGCTTTCTTCTTTTCCAGTAAAGAACTGGTTTTCATATCTCTTGCAATCGCCATTTCGTCACCTCGGCAATCTTCTTTTTGCACGTATCTTGCGCATTAGTGATTTTGGCAAGTCTTCCAGATACGTTGTGCTGACACCATTAAAATTCTCTGACTGGATGCCCTCTGTGCCTTCCCGGTTTATCTTGATGATTACCAGTTCTTTTAAGATAGAACTATGTTCCTCTCCTAACTCATTCACATGAAGAAGTTCTTTCAAATCTTCTATACAATCCTCCAAGGTATCTCTTAATAAACTTTCCTCTGGCATCCCTTCTTTTTGGCTTAAAAGACTTAAAATTTTCTCTTTATTCATATTCACCTCTAAAGAGGGGAATTCTCCCCTCTTTATGAAACTGTTTTTGTATGTACAGGATTTTTATCTGTATTAGAAACTAATACACTAATCGGTGCATCATCTGCAGATGTTCCAATTTCGTAGTACAAAGCTACACTGGCATCTTCACGCAGGACTTTATCTCCGTAGACACAAAGACCACGAATTCCATCTGCAAATTTGCTCTGTAAACGCATAGCCTCCATTTCTTCCAACTGTTTTGCTGCTCCGATAGCAGATTTGTGATTAGCAAGAACAACATTTTTCGGAAGTTCTTCAGAACACATCACCTGCATGCCGTTGATTGTTTGCCCTTCTACTACTCCATTCTCCAAAACCTTCGGATTTGCAGTAAAACGCTTGTCCTTACTCAAAAGTCCCAGATATTCTGCATTTACCGTTACAAAACGGTTTGTTTTCGGCACTTTCTTTTTAGAAAGCTCTGTTCCCATATCTACAAGGTAATCATAAGCACTTGCAGGGGTGACTTTCTTTTTCGTTCCTGCAGAACCGATTTTAATTTTTGTTCCTGCTTCTAATGCAGCAAAAAAATCCTTATCGTATGTTTCCGCCAAAACTGCTGCGTGTTCCTTTGTGGTTGCTGTCATAACTTCACTTCTTAACTGAACCTTATCTACATCGTCTAAAGCAAAGGCAAAGTATTTCTTTTTATCAAACAGCATTTCTACTGGTGTTGTATTGATGTCTTCCCAGTCAACCTGACCCTCATAATCTTTTAATGTTCCTCCAGCAATGCGGTTAAAAATAACCTTATTTCCTTTAATTTCTGTTGGTCTTGTTGCCAACACATCTGCAATAGACACAGAATGAAAGTTTGCAATTAAAGCTCCTTCCCAAAGCGTTGGTTTAAAATTATCTACTGACATATTTCTTTTCCTCTCTTTCTTACTGTTTTGCTAATGCTTCAAACTGTGCTGCCACTTCCTCGGCAGTCATATTATCAGCGTTGTTTACAAGTGCTTCAAATGTGTTTTCTGTTCTTCTTCCATCTGGATTTGGTGGGGTTTTGCCTGATACAGTGCTACTAAACATATCCTTGTATGTTTCTGTAATTCCTTTTAACTGCTCATCAAGTCCGATAACCTGTCCGTCTTCTGTCACCTGCAGCTTACCCCTATCAAACTTCCCGGAAAGAAGTTCTGGATATTTTGCATGGTTCTCTGTAAGCAGTTTTGAAATTGCCGAGTCAATACGCATACCTTTAATTTCCGCTGCATGGTCTTCTTTCAGCTTATTCATTTCCTTTTTATGCTCTTTGATAGCATTTTGCAGTTCTGGATTATCCTTATTGTTTTCTTCCAAATTCTTGATAGTTGCATTAGCAGTCTCAAGCTCTTTCACTTTCCCGTTATACTGCTCTTTCGGAATAATGTGTTTCGGAGCTTCCTCGTTGATTTTCTTCATGGTTGCTGCAACATCAAGCTTCCCATCTTCTCCGTAAACTGCGTTTGATAAGATTTTCTGTAACCAATCCATCTTTTTTACCTCCATAGATTTTTATACCGGCTCTCCCGGTACTGGGCTGTATCGTTGTTCTTTATACCCTGCAACCTATAAAAAAGGGTGTAAAAATACCACTCACTCCGAAGAATGGGTGGTGTTACTTATCTCTTTTCTTCTCATCTTCCTTTTCAGGTTCGTTTTCTATAACAGGCAAATAGGTGCATCTGCAATTCGGATGTACCGGAAGAGCTGGAGCTTTGTCTATGTCATATTCTTTCTCGTGCATAGCTCCGCATATCTCACAAGTTCTTTCATCTTTCGCCGCCCAAAAACGTACTTTCTTTATTTCTGCATCTTTATAACGCTGTAAGCACGATTGATTTAGGCAGTGCATAGTCTCTGTTCTAACAAGCCTGTGAGCTGCATAAAAACCTTTTCCCATAACAGTATTCAATTCTACCGCCATGTCTGTGATATTCTTTCCCTGCTGTATACCTATAACAAGAACGTTCTTCAAAGCTTTCATAAGCTTCTTCTGGTTCTTCCACAATCTCTCTGAAAAATTCCCATTTCTCCACGGTTCTTCTATAAGCTTCTGCATTAGTTCTTTATCCGGGAGTGAGAATTCCGGAACATCTAGTGCTATGGAAATCTGTTTGTATACTTCCTGCATCCCTTGTTCCATGTTCTCTTTGGCAAATTCTTCTGTCTTTTCTGCAAGCTCATAAAGGATTTTTCTGTACTTCTTCTCTAACTTCTGTAAATGCTGCTGCCGATACATCTCTGTTCGGCTTAACGTTCCGTTTTTGCTTAACTGTTCTGCAAGTTCATACAGTTCTTCCCTGATTTTTCGGCTTGCATCCTGATACAGTTCTATCAACTTTCTATTCTTTTCTTCCGTAGAGTTGTAAGTATCCCATGTTTTTTCTGCTATTCGTTTTTCCCAGTATTCGTTATTCTTCACCTACTTCACTGCCTTTCGTTGGCACTTTGTCCCACTCTGGTCCTTCTGCTTCTTCCTGTTCCTTTACTGCTTCCAGTTCTTCTTCTACATCATTTACAAACGGATGATGCGCAAGAATAGTCTTATCAGAAATCGTTCCCTCTGAAATCTTACAGTTCTGTATTGCTTCGGTTTCATTGATTGTTATATTCCGGTTAAATACCAGTTCTAATTCTTCCTGTTTAAAGTTTCCATGCCCTTTCATTTCCAAATAAACGTCTACAAAATACAGCAGCATTTCAAAAGCAATTTTAAATTCTGCTTCCAATAGATTGCATTTTAAATCTAAACCTGCATACATAAACTTTAGAGCTACCCCAGAAGGTGAATTTCCGTATTTATCTAAGTCTTTATTCACTGACTGCCCATCTTCGATGATATCTCTTTTTAACTGCTCGTAGTGGCTTTGTATCGCTGTAATATCCATGGTAGGGGTAATGGTATCTACTCCTCCGTCCTCCGGGTCGTCAATCTTTACCGCACGATAATAGTTTAAGTCCTGCATAAACTCTCCAAGACTTGTTCCGCCATATCCCTTTAACACAAAGATAAGATTTTTCACATCCTCTACATAGTTCGCAGCTTCACTTCTGCCTTCGTCATATCCATCTATCAGGCTTTTTACCGCCTTTATGTCCGGCATTTCTTTCCAGTTATTTTTAAACGGAATAAATGGTATCTTACCCCACGACTGCCATGTATCGTTATTTTTAAAATGTGACACTTCACCAATCTCATCTCGACTGTTGATACTGTCATATATAAGCAATTTTCCGTCCAGGCGATAATAGGTAACTCCTTCTTCCGTCCACACTTCTACATTTGTAATGGTTTTTAACTGGTTATTTTCCCATATCTGGCTGCTGTAATGCCGGATAAAGGCAGTTAATTCTAAGTGTGTTCGGTCTTTCCAAATTGGGATGCACTGTTCAAAAGGGATTACCATGGTTTTAAACTCCCCTGTCTCATCTATGTACGGATGTAGCCAGCCGATACTCTTATTCGTGGCTTCATATCCCAGTTCCGTGAGCTGGTGCTGGAAATGTTTTCCCAGTATAGTTTTTACTTTCTCTGCGTATTGTTCGTTTTCGCCTTTGTAAGTTACAGGCTTTGAAAGCAAATAGGCAATCTTTTCGTCTACCTGGTTCTTATACTTTGCATGAGCCAGCTTATTATTCGCTTTATAAGACTCTTCTACTTCTTTTCCGTCTACTTTTCTTATTATTCTACGGTTCAAGATATCGTTTTCCACGGAATAATACTGTTCTCCCCGCTTTGCCCATTTCATTTTTTCGGAAGCTTCAAACTCACTAATCACTCTTACAATACGATTGTCTGTAAGCTCATTGCTCTCTCTTACTGCTGCCATACCTGCTTTCACCCCTTTCTTTATTTTTTTCCATAACTCTTTTACCATTTCGACTGCATTCCACCGCCTTTTAAGTTCGATACCTCATAATCATCTAATCCATACCAGATAGCAGATAAGGTATGCGGGTCAATGTTAAATTCATCTTCTATAATTTCCCCGTCCTTATCCACAGCAAAAGTTAATTCTTTCAGCTCGTCAATGGTATTCGGACAGGCATCAGAGCATATTATTTTTTTAAAGCGCTTTACTTTCTTTGTATACATAGACCTGCTGCCTTTAAATTTCTTACAGGCTTTCATCCGGAAGCCTGCCTGCTTATAGAATTTAATTGCTTTTGGTTCTGCACAATCTGCCTTTATTACAATATCTTTCCAGTCTTCCATATCCTCTGCAATCTCTGGGTCTGTTTTATTCCGACTGTAATACTCTCTGTAAATGTAAAGTATCTTTTCTTTGTGGTCTATTAACATCCGAAGTGCAGCATTATAGGAGGTTACAAAACCGAAGTCCATTCCATTCTTTTCCAATGGGCTTTTTACTGTCTTCATAAGCTCCAGCACTTTTTCATGTGGTTGTACTTCAAATTGTGGGAATACCAAGGTTCCGTTAATTCCAAATCGTCCTTTTCTTGCCACTCTATACAAATCTGGATCATGTATCTGTAAATCGTCTAGCTGCTCCACATAAGATGCAGGCACAAAAAAATTGTCATCTACCGTACTATGATGATAATACGTGTTTCCGACAATCATAATCCTCTTTCTATATAGTTCTTCATCATCCAATATCAAAACATTGTTTTTTCTATCCTGGAAGAAATGCTTATAACACCAGTTGCTTTTGCTTACTGGATTAGTAGATAAAATAATGTGATTGCTTAGCGTTGGATGTCTTAAACGGCCTAAAATCTCTTTGAAGCCCTCATATTTCACTTCAGAGCATTCCTCAATCCATACAACTGATACACCATTCAAAGATTTCAGTTTTGCCGGCTTATCCATTCCTTTAAAGATAATCCTGCTGCCATTCTTAAACCTTACCTGCATGGGACTGGTTGTGAAAGTAAGATATTCTTCCACTCCCATTGCATTTGCCACTTCTTCCAACAAATCAAAGCAAGAGTCCCTGATGGTATCAAAGACCTCTCTAATTACCAGAGCTTTTCTTTTCTCTTGCAGAAGCTTCTTAATCAATTTAACTGCCACATGATAACTTTTGGAACTTCCATATCCTCCTACAAGGAAATAAAATTTATGTTCCCAGTTATCTATAAAATCATAGAAGTGGTCGTTTAAAGCAAATACTACTTCTTTATTATCCATTTTTCTCACTCGCTTTCACGAATGTAATCTGAATTGGTTTTTCATCTTCTTTTTCCGTCTTAGCCCTTAAAACTGCAATTCTGGCTTTCTGTTCTTCCGTAGCCATATCCATGTGCTTAGAGAGCCAATCCAACGCTTTAAGCTTATCCGGCAGTTTGATACTGGCACCGTCTTTTCCCTGCTTTACTTCTGCAATCAGCGTTCCATCCACATCTTCAGACTCCCGGAAACGGACTACATTCACTTCTTGCATAAGCTTTGTTTTCTTTCCTTTATCGTCTTTTACCTCTACCGGTCCGAAAGCGCCCATCACCGGAACTGTCTCCCGACCGAATTCTACGTAGTCCGTAATATCAGCAAAGGCTATATCCATGTATTTTTGGAAGATATCAGACTCATCTAGCATCTCCCTGTTTAAACGGTTCTGTTTTAGCGCAAATATCTCATCTTTTATCTTAGGATTTCTTAGGGTTTTGCTTCCTTCTACCATGGCAGTTTCGTAACTGCATCTGTATGCTTTCTGGTATGCTTTTGTCGCATTAAAACACTTCACGTACAAAACGCAAAAAAGCCTTTGCTTATCAGTTAATTCGGCGTTTTCTGTCACCTGCTCAACTGCTTCCGCAACGGCTTCTCTTTTTGTTGTATTTTCATCAACTTTTTGTGTGCATACTTTTTCTGATTTTGTGTGCACACTTTTTTTCTGGTCCTTAGTCCATTTATATCTTGTTTTCCAAGACTTTACTGTGTTGATAGTTACTTCATATTTCTCAGCTATTTCCTTGTATTTCATGCCTTTTAAATAATCTATATAGGCAAGTTCTGCGTTACTCACTTTTGTTTCTCCATCCAAACTCCACCACCTTCCTCTACTTAAAGTTTTATACATAAAAAGCACCTAAATGTGATAGGTGCTTACTAATTTCGCTTTTCAATTCTCTTTACACTATCATAAAAAATCATTACTGTTTCTTCGGGCTCTTTTTCATGGTCTTCTATATATGGATCCTTAGGCTTCCCTTCTTCATCAAGAAGATATTTATAATATGAATTTAAACATATATATTTACGCTTATCATCATCTAATTCTTTATTCCCTAACGATCCTTCATAAACTACTTCGTCATCATTTAAATATACGCACAACCATGCTCCCTCATTAAATTCCGCAAGCATCTCTATTTCATTATCATAAAATGTAGTCTGAATTTTAAGTTTTGATAAAAATGTTTGCGTTTTCTTCAATGTTATAATCCTATAAAATACATACGGGAATACTATCCCTAAGATAACTAAACAAATGCTTTGTTTTAATTCATAAGGAACGCTTTTAAAAATAATATCCTCTATATTATTTAGGCACTCGATATCCTTTATCCACTCAAGCACCCACAAATAAATATAACTTATGGCTATTGATTTCATGATTATATAACTATTGTCCTTGATTGTCTTTCCCCTCAAGAACAAATATGTATACATGCTTAAGTATCCTGGGAAAATATATTTTATATATTCTGGTAAACTCTGAATTATTTTTAAAATTTCATCAGCATTCAATTTATCACCTATTTTTTGTGACCTGGAGAGGGTTTTTGACTTGTTGTTGTCGTTCTTCCTTCTGGCTGTGAACGTTTTTCATATCTTCCTTGTTCGTACCCTAGGCCGCCTTGTTGTTTTTGATTTTCTTGGTTGTTTTTTCTTTCTGGCATTTTTATCCCCTTCATTTTATATTACATTTTTCTTTATAATATCACAAAACACCCCATATTTCTACAGGGTGTTTGAAAAAAGTGTTTTTTGATGGGCGCTGACGGTCTTCGCAAGTCTCTCTATAAGAGCCACCTTGCAGGTGCTACCGCCTGAGCCTGATACAACAACAGAGCTATGACACCCTGCTGCCGCTATAATATTTCAAAATAAGGAAGATTGTTCTTTGGCTTTTCTGATTTTCGCCAATGACATAATATCATGAAAGTAGGTTGATTTTGTCCCCACTTTTTAAATTATCCAGGTAATAGTAAAATAGTCTTCTCATTGCATAAAATTCTGTTTTCCCGACGGGTATTCTTCCCAGTTTCTCATCATATTCAATAAACCTGTATGACAAATCATTTGTCACACTTTTGATTATGTATTGATATATTTCTGCAGATGTGGCTATTGCTGCCTGTTCTATCATTTCGCAATCCTCTTGATACATGACATTCCTGATTGCTTTTGTCTCTAAAGAGTTTTCTTTATAATTACTCTTCGGCATACCATCATAGTTCATAGTTCCTACGCCCCTATTTATCTTTGACTTCTTCTCTTCATATTGCAAGCAAAAGGCTTTCAGTTCTGCATACCGGTTCTTTGATATCCCATAGTCCTCCCATGTCATATCTCTCAATCTTTTCTGCAATGGACTCACCTCCTGTATTTCCTTCCTGTCTCTTTGTCTCTAATTACAAGTACTTCCACCCCTGATTTTCCTGCTGCCAGATTAAGCTTATCAAATATGCTCTGTATATATTTCGGCATCTTATCTGCATTATGTATAGCTTTTTCTGCTGTTGGGTCTCTGTATCCTTCTCTATTCATCCTTTTTCCTTTCATATTTCTCTGTAATAAAATCAACAATGATTTGCTCAAATTCTTCTCTGTACTTATTATCCTTTTCAGTAACTTCTTTAAATCCTTTTAATTTCCCGATATAATAAGCAGTAATATTTGACACCACTACTGCTACGCTGCTACCTACGACTATTATCAAATCTAAAACATTCATTAGCCTGCTGCCTCCTCTCCTTTATATGGCCCTGGAAGTGGCTGCCAGGCCACTATAAGTTTTTCATAACACATAAATACCTTTTCTTCTCCGTCATACAGCACAACCACTCTATCTGCATAATCTTCATGCGGTATGCTTACTGATAATTGTACAAGATACCACCCGGATTTTTCCGGCAATCCATTTCCCACAGGTATCCAGCCACTTTTGCTACCGACATTTGTGTCGGTCTCATCGTTCATGTGGGAACGGATTATTTCTATTACTCTTTCGCATACACAAACTGTACAATCGTCATTCTCACATTCTTTTCCAAAACAATTTGTAGCTACTGTGGATTTCATAATTTTACGCACATCTTCTATCTCTTCCAAAATCTTCTCTAATACGCTCATCATTCTTCCTCCTCCGTCTTTTCCTCATATTCCTGGCCGGAGATTGTTCGTATATCTTCTTCCGGTACTGCTAACATCTTTGCAATGTTCTTAATGCTTACTTTTGCATATTCATACAGGTCAAGCTTGCTCTGCTTTTCTAAGGTTATACCTATTCGTTGTTCCATATATCCGGTGCTTCCTTCTCCGCCAAATACTTCTGCATTTTCAACTTCAAAATATACTGATATTGTTATATTTATTTCATTCATAAATACTCTGTTTTCTCCTTATCTTTTACTTTTTTATTTTTCAAAAAGTCATTTAACTCCTTTGTGCACTCTCTGCATAACTCGTAATCACAATGCGAATAATCATATCCGCTTGGATTTCCGTTCAATATGCTTAATAATCCAATTCTTTTTAATTTAGACGTCCATCCAATGTAATGCACTTCTTTCCCACATCTATCACATACTTTCTTGCAAATCGTTG